TCCTAACGTGCGGATCACTGTCTGATACTACAGTGAATTTTTCCGATTCCGTGCGTCTGCCCAAAACTCAGGGACTTTTTAACGGTCTCCTTGAGCTGGACATTTTGAATGATCTGGTGTGTCCGTCTACGGACTCTCCGATCAGTGTTAACGTTTTCGTTAGTATGTGTGAGGATGCAAAGTTTGCTGCCCCCACTAACCGTAAAATGAATGAATTCCACGTCTTTCCCCAAGTTACACCTACACCTGCGGTGCTGGAAAGTCAGAGCGGTATGGATGCCACTGAGAACCCATCTGTCGATGAAACCGACAAACCGATGGGCTCCACTGAAATCCAAACTATCGCTAGTGAATCAGTCGAAACGGACCATACGTATTCCGTATTTTACGGCGACCCCCCTACTACATTAAGGGAGTTGATGAAACGTTACACCAATACCCGCCTGTGGGTGCCTACGCGCCCCCCTGAAGGAGTTGCTCGTATCAATAACCTTTTGAATAAGGATGCCCCGTATCAAAGCGGCTGGGATCCTGAAGGTATTGACGTCTCTGATGTCAATGGTACTACTCCTCTCACTGTTGTGAACAAGGATTTTGCTTCGTGGTGGACACCCTGCTATGCAGGTTTCCGCGGAGCCAGGCGAAAGAAGTATCTCTTTGGCGGTGGCGCTCGGTCGAGCCCTACTGTCGTACGAGGAGAATTCTCTGCTACAGGAAATGGTCAAATCACTTCCTCTAGCCAGAACTTTGTCACTGAAGCTGCCTCTCGCGTTGCGAAGTGGGGTACGACAAGACTGGCAAGAAATAGCGGAGCTGGAGCTGCTTCCACTAATTTGGGAATCAACAATACCATTGAAGTTGAACTTCCATTTTATCAGCAGACCCGATTTGCTCCCGCAAGAGTTGTCAGGGCTCAGGATCTACCTACTAACAGTCATGAGGTAGTTACTATTGCTGCTACGGCAGACCCTGCGGTTCCCCTTTTTCAGGAGAATAACTTCAACACGACCGTCTCTCAGTGGGACGCTGTCGGCGAAGACTACACTTTGATGTTCTTCACTGGCTGCCCGATTTTGTATAATTATCCACTTCGGGAGTTTTCGTAAAGTCCCTATATGTAGATAGGGCAATAATAGACGCGCTTCGTAAGACATGCTCGCGTCATAAAAAGTATATGCATGTCAAATTTAAAACAGAGGAATATCTCTGTGGAAATCCATCCGGTGGCCGGATGGTGTGGTGCTAGCGCATCATGAGACGAATCTCGCCCTAAAAGGCGTGATCAGGATTTATCCTTGAGATTCGTCTCAAGGGCTTTGCCTGGTCACAACTTTAAGAGTCAGACCGCCTCGCTGTACATATAGCCC